TGATGAGGACACTGTAATCGAACATCTACTTGACATTCCGAAAAACTATTGGTACAATGATAAGTATGAGATGTTGATAGAGAATTGCCATAAGCGAGGATATAAAAAAGTTCTTGACACAATCTGCCCAACTATAAAATGAATAATATACTAAAACCTACACTGGACTGGATCCGTGACGATTTTAAATCTAACTCTTTTCGTTTTTCTGTTGAGTTGATCGCTTGGGCTATTAGTATTAGTTGCGCTATCACTATGGCGCTTACGGTCCCCAACCCACCGCTTCTTATTCTTTATCCTATCTGGATCACTGGCTGCGCTTTGTATGCTTGGGCTAGTTGGACTAGGAAATCCTTTGGCATGTTAGCTAACTATCTACTGTTGACTACCATAGATTCTGTGGGTCTGATAAGAATGTTGGCAATTTGACTTTTTGTTTCGGATGTTGTATAATGAATGTATTGTGATTAAAGGAGCAATTATGGCAAACAAATTTTGGACTGTAACCTTGGAAGAAGATCCCGAAACTGGCGACTTGATTCTTCCTTTGAATGATGATATGCTAGAAGAAACTGGTTGGAAAACTGGCGACTCTATCGAATGGATTGACAACAAAAATGGAAGTTGGACTATGAAGAAAATTGAAAACACACAATGGGTTCTTGTTGAAACCGTATCTATGTTTCGCCAACGATACATGGTAGAAGTTCCAGTCGGTACTGATGCCTATGGAAAAGACAAAGCAGAATGGGCACTTGATACTGTCACTATGGAAGAAGCCAAAGAATTTTCGCAAGAACATTTGGGCGAGAATATTGTATCCCATCGTGTCGTGACTAAAGAAGAGGCACTTGCATTGTGTGATAAGGACAATGATTATTGCAAAACATGGAATGATGAATTGAAAACAGAAAACTTCTTTACTACGTTGGCAGAACATATATCTGTCTGATGAAGTGTTGTTTTTTTACAACGCAGGCCTTGACACATTTGAAATATTGTGTTAGACTGTATACTGTAAAATCGAGGAATCACAATGACGCTACCCGATGAAAGATATCGTGCGTTACGTTCTGGAAGACAATTTCTTTTAGATTTGTTAGACCCGAAAGTAACGCCCAAAGTACCCAAATACATTCGTCACCGCGCCGGCGCAGTTTTAAGACATTATCCAGATGACTATCATTTTGATTTAATTTCTGAAAAAGTGCCTGATTGTTTTGACAAAAAATATTCAATTTGAATTTATATTACCTTAAAAATTTTTGAAAATGAAAATATCCCTAGCATCTGATGTTCATTTAGAATTTGGACAACTTGAAATTAAGAATACGGAAAACGCCAAAGTACTCATTTTGTCGGGTGACATTTGTGTTGCTCATGATTTGAACGACCGTGCAGATATTAACATCCTCGGCGAGGCTCATAAGTCTAATAGATATCATGCATTCTTTCAGAAATGCTCTGAAGAATTCGAGCAGGTGATTTACATTGCTGGTAACCATGAACATTACCATGGTGACTTTACGAAATCTATTCCACGGATTCGTGAGAAACTTGCCTACTTGCCCAACATTCACTTTCTTGATAAGCAATCAATTAAATTTGACGATATCACTTTTATCGGTGGTACATTATGGACAGATATGAATAAGGAAGATCCGAAAACGCTTTATGGAATTAAAGGTACACTGAATGATTTTGCGATAATATCGAATTCGGTAAGTCGTGTTAATTACAAAGATAAAGACGGCAATTTTCACAGTAGGGGTGCTAAGTTTTCACCCGAAGATTCTGTAGAAGACCATAAAAAAATGTTGGAATTTATTGAGTCTGTAATTAAAGATAAATTAGATGAAAAATTTGTAGTAGTTGGGCATCACGCTCCATCTAAAATGTCAACACATCCGAGATATGCGAGCGAGGTTCTAATCAATGGCGCATATTCTACAGACTTATCTGAATTCATTCTAGATAATCCACAAATTAAATTGTGGACGCATGGGCATACTCACCACGAATTTGACTATAATATTGGCTCCACTCGGATTGTTTGTAATCCTAGAGGCTATATTAATTACGAAGAGAGTGCGAATAACTTTAAATTGGCATATTACGAATTATAAATAAAGATAAGTAGCTTAAGGAGACTTTATGGGATATATATCAGACATTTTCAAAAAAATTTTTGCAGAGAAATCTACACCTACCGAAACAGTTAATCCTGTTGCCGTTGCGCCTGAGCCGGTCGTGAGACCTCAAGATGTAGTTAAGGCTGAGGTTGATCGTGTGGTAAATTCATCACCCGCAAAGACTCCAAGACCAAAAAAGATACTAGCCGTAAAGGCTTCGGGCGGCTCAAAATCTAAGAAAATTTAATTATTTGTGTTGTTTTTGTACAACACAACCCTTGACTCATTCAGAATATTGTGTTAGACTGTATACTGTTAAATCAAGGAATAAGTATGAAACCCAGATTACTTGCAATTGCTATAGCCCTCACGGCGTCAGTTTCAATTGCGCAAAATATCAGATTAGCAAATGTTATTTCCGTTGAACATGTTCAACACAAAGAAATGACTAGTGTGCCAAGGCAGATTTGCAGCGTTCACACCGAACCCGTCTACACTACCACACCTGTATATAACACATATCGTGACACCAATTCTCCGGCACCTATTGTCGGTTTGATTCTGGGCGCTGTGGTTGGGTACAATTCCTTTGGAACTGCACCCGGCCTAGGTGCATTACTTGGCGGGTCTGTGGGGTATTCGATAGGCGACCAGGTGCGCACCTCACATCCATATTGGACTGGACAGACTGTAACAACAGTAACACAATACAACAGGTCATATTGCAAAACAAATTATGAATCTGTAGAAATTATAAGAACAATCGGATATCGGGTGACATACGAAGTTGATGGTATACTCAACACCATCGTTACGGCTACCCATCCTGGCTCTCACGTTAGACTTGAGACTAGGGTGATACAATAATGTTTTTCATATACGGCGCAAAGGATAGCAGAGCCTGCGCCAGGGCTGAATTTATTTTACAGTCCCTTGATTATGATTATCGTGCATACAGAATCAACATTGATTATACAATAGCACAACTGGAAAGATTAATTCCTGGAGTAAAAACTATACCCCAAATTTATTTCGGAACACGGCCGATTGGCGGGCTGACAGGCCTGTATGAGTTTTTACAGAAAAACGGAAGCGATGTTATTGATGGAGACCTTCAAGTTTCAAAGAAAGTCAAATTGGAAAAAATTCTAAAAATTGAAAACCTTTTTAACGAAATGCACGGCAAACCTGAATAATTGTAAGTGCTAGTCGAACATCATATGTTGATGCTTTTAAACCATGTATATTTGAAATTTTATTTATTATGAGAAAAATTAATCCAGCAGACCCTATGCAAGGTTCTGAGCCATCTTGGTCCAATCAAGATTCGTCAAATGAAAAACTTGATATCATCAAGACATTTAATTGGTATAATTATAATTGCAATCGCAAAGATGCAAGAGAATTTGTAATTGACTATTTGAAAAAAATAGGAAGAAACAGAGAGGAAGTTAATTCCATCAAGTCTCTGCACGAAACTATTTTTCCCGCACAGTTTGGTTGGCTATCACGAATGATTAGCCTTGGATTTATTCCATCAGAAAAAACAAAAACTTATTTCACGACAACATATCGAAAAGTTCTTTCTGAGGTCGATAAAGAGGTTGCTGTTGCTGTGGTAGATACTGTTCCCACAAATACCATATCGATTCAACAACGCATCGTGGAGAAAGCTGGAGTTGAATCTGGCGAACTTGACGGGCTGATTGATGATTTTGTGATAAGCAGATGCAAGAAGGAAATCGATATGGAGTCGTATTTCAAATCTCGCAAACTATCTTCTGTTGTTTTGAAAAAAATATGCGACACATATATTGTTCGAGGTGCTGAGATATCTGAAGTGATCACATCGAAGGATGCTCAAACGATTGAGGGCTACAGCAATTTTACAAAACCAGAATTGCGTAGACTAAAAGAATTTATCGACACCATCGTGGCCACAGCCAATAAAGGTTCGATGGAGAATAAACCCACACGCAAAGCACGTAAAGTAAAAGAGAAACCAGCAAGTGTGGTGGTTGCAAAAGTGCAATACATGAAGGACTTTGCTGAGTTGAATCTGAAAAGTGTTCTGCCAGAAAAGATTGTCGGTGCATCACAAGTGTGGTTGTACAATACCAAAACAAAATTGCTTGGCATGTACAATGCCGACAATGCAAAGGGGCTGACAGTCAAAGGTACTACAGTTCAAAACTTCAATATCGAAACATCTTCTGGCAAGCGATTGCGTAAACCTGAAGTGACTATCAAACAAGTGCTTGATGGTGGTAAGATTGTGTTGAAAAAACTACTAGATGGATTGACAACTAAACCTGTCAACTTGACAGGGCGCATTAACTCTGATACAATTGTTGTTAGAGTAGTAACTGGATAACTAAAATGATTTTAATTGATTTGAATCAAGTGATGATTTCTAATCTAATGATGCAACCTGGAATTGCAAAAGGCATCGATGAGAATGTGGTACGGCATATGGTGTTGAACAGCATTCGCATGTATAATGTCAAATTCAAAGAGGCGTATGGCGACATTATTATATGTTGTGATGACAAAAATTACTGGCGCAAAGATTTGTTTCCCTACTACAAAGCAGGGCGCAAAAAAGACAGAGAGGCATCTCCGTTCGACTGGAATTTAATTTTTATGACATTGAACAAGGTGCGTGACGAAATTCAAGAGAATTTTCCGTACAAAGTTGTTCGTGTTGAAAGGGCAGAAGCCGATGACATTATAGGCACAATTTGCCACAACTATGGAGTTGAGTTATTGAATAATAGTTCGACTGAAAAAATTCTGATATTGTCTAGCGATAAAGATTTTATGCAGTTACAGAAATTCAGAAACGTTGAACAATTTAGTCCGATGGCAAAGAAATTCTTGCGCACATCCAATCCCGAAGAATTCTTAAAAATGCACATTATCAGAGGTGATAGGGGTGATGGTGTTCCTAATATTTTATCTTCAGACGACACCTTTGTGACAGAATCAAGGCAAAAACCTGTAACTGAGAAAAAACTAAATACATGGATGAATGAAGAACCCACGATATTCTGTGACACAATGATGCTTAAAAATTACAAAAGGAACGAATCTCTCATTGATTTGAGTAAAATTCCTATAGAGTATCAACAAAACATTATGAACGAATATCAAAATGCCCCCAAAAATGGGCGTGATAAAATATTAAATTATTTTATTAAAAATCGTATGAAACAATTAACCGAACATTTACAGGAATTTTGATATGAGCATGAATATAAGTACTATGACATTGCCGGAATTATTTAAATTAATTTCAAATTTACCACCAGGCAAACGAGTAGAACACCTGCGAGAAATTTCCAATTTAAAACCGGAAGTAAAATTAGTATTAGAATTTACATATCACAGTAAAATAGTTTTTGATTTGCCTTCAGGAACTCCTCCATATAAAATTAATAATATGCCAGAAAATTGGGGATACAATAGATTGACTAGAGAATTGAGA